GATCAATGATCTTCTGTTCTAGCATTATTTTCTTGTTAATCGCGGTTTTACCGCTAAACATTTGAGATATTGTTGCCAACGTTTTGTAGTTCGACACAAAATTATTAAATACGTTTTTTGAAAGCCCTTTGTTTATTTTGCCAATGACCTCGGTCTGCTCGTCGTATATTTCTTCTTGCCCTAAAGAATGATAAACCCTTTTAACCTCAGAAAGAATCCTTTCAGCAGTATTTTTATTAACTTTTTGCGTATCACATATTGTCCGATAAAGACTAAGTTCTTTCGCCAGTATGGAATTAGAACCAAAATGTTCCTTTAATATAGACGTAGCAATAAGTTTAGATTCTTTGTCAGATCGTAGAGCAGCCTTCGTCAATTCCTTGATTATGGCTTCATATAAAAAAGCAGTATTACGTTTCTTATTGTGTTTCATCTATTTTGTGCTCCATCTTATCTAAATCATCAATCAATCTCTGTGTTTCATAGTTAACCGATAGAATCTTTTGCTCCTGAAGGATCTGATCCTTTTCATAATTAGAAAGGTCCTCGGCATAAATGCCTTTACCAAGAGTAGATAGTTCAGAATACCCAGGATACAATGATCTATTTGTCCCCCCCATGGTCGCTTCTGGAGAGGCCATTCTCCTATATGATTTTATACGTGGTGCGGTGGTTTTTCTTCTATCTTGTTTCCTTTTGTCAGGGTTAACCCATTTAAAGTCTCTGTCCCTTTTGCCCGGAGTGGCCAGCAACGGAGTTCCTTCCTCTCCACCCCCTGGGGCCTCTCCTCCCGACTCCTCAGGAGGGCCTCCTTCCTCGCCTGGGAAGGTTGGCATTTCTTCTCCCGCCCCAGGCAGCTCTCCTCCAGCTTCAAACCCTCCAGGCATTTCCGGTAGACCTGCCATGTCACCAGCCATAGCAGCAGCAGCTTCACCTGCCACTTCACCAACAGCATTCAACTCAGCCTCGAACTTACGATCATGGTACATTTCTCTCTTGTTGCGGATAAAGTCTTCTTCCGACAAACCGAACACGTTTTCTGAAATCCACCGCTTGCTAAAGAATCCATCTGTGGCCGCAGTCGCGACGGAGAACTTCTGATTCCAGTGTTCAAGCTCTTGTATCTCCGCTATCTTAGAAGGATTATTCAAACTGAGAGTAAAGTTAATTAAGTCGTCACCACGGAATCCCAGTGTGTGAAGATGAATAATGCCAACTTTTTCTAATTCAGATATAAGCGACCTCTGCAATCTCTGGACCGTCCTAGCGAATCTAATATCTTTCATAGCTAAAGTGGTTTTATCTTCTGAGCCCTCCTCCCCTTGTGTCAGATAAGAGGCTGGAACCTTAAGAGCGGAAAACAATTTATCTCTTAGATATTTAACATCATCGATATCATGGCTACGGTCCTGTCCCCCGACTTCTTGAATGTCTGCGAACTTTGTCCCTCCACGAACAGGAACATAATAGTCCTCTTCAATGCTCATGGGGTTATATCGCAAATCTATTCTACCAGTAGTCTTATCAACAACTGAATTCCTTTTCATAGAAGTCATGACTCTTTGCATATACTGCTCAACATCTTGGGGTGGTATATTGCCAACATCAATATAAAAAGCTTTTCTCGCAGGAGCCCTTACAATACGGTATGCCATCATAGCATCTTCCATGAGCACCAATTGACGCCATATTCTTCTGGCGGGCTCAAGTACGGAAGTACCATAAGGGTGGTACTTGTCATTGCCTAAGACTCTAAAATGTGCAATCTGCCAATTCTCGAAAGTCATACCAGCAGAATTCCATTGAAATTGAACATAGTTAGGGTTTGTCTTGTCCTCGCCCTCTAACCTCTCCACTTCATTAGGGGGAAGACCAATTGCGTGACGAACACCATAAGTCTCATCCACGTCTAAGTACAAGAAAAAATCTCCATACTTACACATTGTTCTGGCCCACCCAAACAAATTAAACCTAACATTTAGAATATCATTATATAACGCGCCTAAGATAGCCTTTATTTCTTCGTTGGGACATTTAATCTGCAACATCTCAGCAAGATCGGAGGAAGTTGTCATCTCGTCGGCGTAGATGTCAAGAGCACTAGCTACCTCTGGTGTGAACTCCATCTGGTCTGAATCAACATATCTTTCGGTGCGGTTCTGGTTGGCCATATAATTTGAGTTCATAGACTCAAATGGATTATAATGTGCCCTCTTAAACTCCTGTCCACTGGCAGACTTGAACAGATGTCCATACTTATCAAGCTGCTGCTTTCTTATCCTTCGTCCTGTCTGAGTTCTCCTGCCCACAACCGGGCCAGAAAAAAGTTTAGTTAGTCTCTTGTATAACTCAGATGTAGGATTTCTAGGATTCTTCCCATCTTTACCAGCCATTCATTACCCCTTCATTAACCACATATATTGTTCTCTTTCTTCTAACGCATTACTTAAACTATTATCTAACCCACTATGCCCTGCCATGCCAGGAATTGTTGTATTAAATTGTTTGTTTGTTGATGTTATAGAATTGAAAAAAGCCTCCGTATATTCCTGATCTCTTTTGTTTGCTGTAAGAGCGGTGTCTCTAACCCAACACCCAATTGCCAAAGACATCATAAGGTCATCATTGTAACCTCTCATAGCTTGCGGCTTCCCATTGTTCCAAATAAAAGTATCCATCTCCTGACATAAGCGACTGGAATGTATAATAACTAGTTTATTTCTTATAAACTCTTCCATTTTCGCGACGATGAGTGGCCTCGTTTTAGTGGTCGTCGAAAAGCCGGGGACCGAACTAGAATTTGTATAAGCGACTTCCGATTCGATGAATTCGTGAGTACCCTTAACGGAATAATATATGTTAGGATAATTAAGAAGCTCTAACTTTTCCAACACAGAGATACCTATACCAATATTTTCAACAACCAAAAGAGCATTGCCGTATTCTTTACCGACTTGATTAAGTATATTCGAGTACATATCTAAAGATGGTTTGCCCTGGTATTCTGCAACCTGTTCCATATCTGAAATTCTGAACACATGAAAGGCAGAACTATCTTTCCCATCGCCTCGGGCCACATCCGCAATCAGTAAATACTTTTCTTCCGGCTGATAGCCGGCCCATATCCAATAATTTCTGTCGAACCCAGTTCTATACTTAGGCTCAAGCATAAGAGATTTAATATAATTTATATCGTCTGGATTTATAACTGTTTCGCCAGAAGTGTTGAAGTTGCATTCCAGCTCCTGTGCAATTTGACGTTTAGACATATTTCTTGTTTCTTTGTCAAACCATTCTTGGTCTCTCTCCGGGTGTACATCCCACGGCAAGACAGAAGGAAAGAAATCGTTCAGATTCTGGTCTGAGTCGGAGTAGGTCTTGTGAAACCAGTTGCCTACGCCATTGGGGGTTGAGAGAGCGATACAACGACCACCAGTTGACAAGGTAGGGTATAGACCTGTCCAAAGCTCGTCTAGGCCCTCGATATGAGCAGCTTCGTCTAATACTAAGAGAGACAGTGCCTCAGAACGACCAGCGTCTCCAGAGGTTGAAGTGGCCTTGATTTGTGAGCCATTCCCCAATTCAAATGACGCTCGGTTGTCAATTTTAATATCAGAAATTCTAATCCAAGCTGGTAGATTCTTCATTATACCTTTGACTTTCTTAACGACGTTTGTCGCAGTAGAAAACTTTGTAGCCATAACAAGAACGTTCTTGTCTCTGTGAAACAGCATCATCCACACGATATACGCGGAAACTATTGTGGATAGCCCTAACTGTCTAGCCTTCAAGATAACATTGAATCGATGATCATTAAAGTTCACTAACATATCGTCCTGGTAGGGATATGTTTTAAACGGGATCAGCCCTTTCATGGGATGTGAGATCCTACAATAGTTATTAATGAAATAGGCCGGGTCCTTCCCCGACCTAACTATTTCTTTAAGAACTTGTTTCTTTGTAAGCTCATAGGCCATCTGACTTACGTTTTCTTTCTGGTGTCGTTCTGTGGCCTCTTGCCCTGGAAACCTCCCGCATCAAGAAACTTTTTAAAGTTTTTATCCATTCTTTTCTTATCCGATTCCACCGCCACTCCTTCAACATCAGAAATGGAACCTATGTTATAAAATCTGTGCGCCTGGCACCAAGTGCGAACTCGGGAAGTGTTCTGCACTATAATTTTAACTTCATCTTCGGGGGTGAGGGAAAGAGAGTCGCCGGTAATTGCCTTATACTCTTTCTTCAAGAATTTAGCGATATCATTTATCATAGACTCGGTATCGCCCTCAAAAGAACCGCCATAAACTTCCTTTAACATAACTTCTGCATGATATGTGATGCACAACTTGTTTCCATGAAACTTTACGCCAAACCCGTCCATAACTCTTTTATCTATAATGGGGTCGCCCTCTTCTCTTTTCAAGCCAACCTTTCTGGCTTTGCCATCAGAAGAATAACCCTCTATGTGGGCACCGTCATATGCATTGGCGGCAGCCTGTGAGATGCCCCTGATTACTTCCAAAGTTGTTGCCATTAGTTCTTCTCCTTAGAGGGTCTCCACCCTGTTGTCCATCTTTCTTCTCTGCCTTCGACCCACTGAATATAGCAATTGTAGCAACAATCGTATTTGTTCATATAGGTATCGTCTTTAAGATTAAAAGAAAATGTTTCACAAACGGGGCAGTCCCTCCTTGTACTTTCTCTAGTAAGTAGTTTTTTAGACATTAAAACGCCATCAACTTCTATTTTCTCTTGGGACTCCTCATATTTACTTTCTTTCTCGGTCAACTTCTTCAGTTGCTCCTTGTACTCTTCTTCCTTTTTGTCATTCCAGTGTGTACGAGGATTCTCTACA